TATTTTTCAAAGATTTTACGTAAATCCTAAAGAATTTAAGAAATATACTTTTGAATGGCTACGAAGAGTAGACCTATATTACAGAAACAGGGATCAGGCATCATGAACCAGGGGCCATGTTCCATCCTAATACAGTATTTTGGTGAATTGTATTTTTATTTTATAAAAAATTTAAAACACTGGAACATTGGAACATTGACTTAAACAGTTGATTTTACTGAATAAAGTGATGGATCAAGCATGGATCAAGATGGATCAAGAATACAGATTCCCAATAAGAAGGGGTGAAATTATGTTGTATGTAAGTATAAGTTCACTAAAAATGTATATTAGGAAATATGAAAAAGCCAATTGTATGTAAAATTAAGAAGAAAAAATACCATCTATGTAAGATAACATGGATCGA